TATATATTGAAGTTGGCATATTAATATTATTAAGAAGGTGGTGATTTTATTTTTTCACCACCTTTAAGTTATTATTATTTTTTAAGTTTATCCTAAACCATCAGTTTGTGGGGTTGCTACATTATAACCAGCAGCATCATCAGCTAATGCATCAAAATTAGATAATTTAGCTAATTTATCTATTACTCCTAATAGAGAAGCTCTAGTTACAGAATCAGCTTGAGGAATAGCTATAACAGTTGATTCGTTATTTAAATATTCACGCCAACCACCAATAGAGAATTGATCATATGTAAGAGCTAAAATACCATATTGTGTATTAGTTTCAGCTACATAAGTAATAGGTTTAGCTAAACCATTTACTCTATAAGTTCTGTATGGACCAGGATTACCATTCCAACCTCCTGCAAGGTACTCTAGATATTGAATATCATAACCTAAACCTTGAGTTACTTTTGCAGTTTGTTTTACTGAAAATTCTCCATTACATTCAAAACCAATAAGTTTAGAAGGAACTAAGAAAGTTTCTCTCATATGGAAATATTTAGTATCAATTCCCATATACTTATTAATTTTTTGAGGAATAGAAGTTATTCTAACACCTAGCTTCACATCATTAGCTGGATCAGAGTCTGTATTAACAGCTAAATTAGCTGCAACAAAAGCATCATAATCTGTTACTACTGCATTAGTAGTAGTATTAAACATTTCTGCTTTAACAAAACCTCTTGGGTCATTGTTAATAGCATCTACTAATTTTTTAGCTACAAGATTATCATCACCTGATTCACATCCAGTAGAACATCCATCACAGCAAATTCCTTCTACTACATAATTTACTTTAAATTGTACATACCCTTGAGTTCTGTAAATTTGTTGATTTCTAAACTCAATAGCAATTCCATACTGTTCACCACATTTTGTTTTAAAGTTTTTAAATTCAAGAATCATTGGTCTACCTGCTTCAAATGGTCTATAAGAATAAAAAGCTATATTTCTAGTCTGGATATGAGAACCAGCAGATTTTCTAATATTATCTGTTACTCCATCACCATCTTCATCTAAACCTACAGCTACATAGAAATTTCTAGTAGGTACAGTCCCATCAATAGAAAGGTTAGATTCAAAACTAAAAACACCAGCTTGTCCAGGTAATAAATCTGTTACTTCATTACCAGCAGCTAAAACTGCTTGGTTACCTTTAGTAACTAATACTTGAAACACATCATTGTTTCTACTCATAATTTTAATTAATTAAATTTGTTAATATTTATTTTTTCCTTTTTTATTTGGTAATTTTGAATCAAATCACCAGTTATTAATAATACAGCTATATCTACTATTTCTCTATGTGTATGTTCTGGTAAGTCACAATCTGAATGTCCAGTTAATAAAATACCATTTAATGCTTTATAACCTGTATTTGAAAAATCTTCAGCATTATGAACATACTTAGGTTTTTTAATATAATCTAGAAAAAAGTCAGTTACTTCAAAAGTACCATCAGTATAAATTTTTATACCTTTTTCATAAAATGTTATATTAATGTCTTCCCATTCAAATGAAGAATTATCAAAAGGACTATCTTCAAATAGATCTCCATGACTTCTAACAGTACATCTTATATCAGTAGTTACACATTTATTCTTTTTTAAAGATACTCTAGAAGCAGCATAAAAAAGATAATCTTCAGGTAATTCTACATAATATGTTTTATCATCAATTTTTACTACTGTTAAATCTTTTTTATCTACAACTAAAGTCCTAATATCATCTATATTTCTTTGATTTATTTCAAAACCTAATATTTGAGAAAATCTTGGTTGTGCAATATTTTTAACAAATAGTTCTATACTTTCATTAAGTACCCAATCTATTTCAGGAATTCTTAAATTTTTATATTGGCTAGAATCTATTTTATTCAACTTAAATTTTAAGTCATATTGCATTTCCTTTATATTCATCTTATTTAAGTTTTTCTATAATTTCTGCTTTAAGTTTTTGATTAGAAGGGTCTTTAAAATAATTTATTGTACTTTGAATATCATAACCTAATTGATCATCAAAATAATAAATAGAAGTACCTTCTTTTCTTAGTACATTTTTTTCTAATCCTTCAAGGATCATTGCATGTATTGTAGTTTCTGCTTTATCAGCTTTAATCATATTAAGCACTTTTTCTGGTTCAGCTTCTAAAATCTTATCTAATTCTACTTCTACCCACTCATCTGATTGATTTCTAACTGATTTATTAGCAATAATTCTAATAAGTTCAACTTTCTTAACTCTAGATAATTTAGATGATTCTATAATTGCTTCTTTCTTAATTGAAATTTTTGAAGCTTTAATTTGAACTTCTTCTCTTTCATCAAAAATTACATGAGTTGCAAATGGAAATTTACCTTCTTCATATTCTTTTAATGAGTTAGCTACTAACTCTGAAGCTTTTAGCATTTTAATTGCTATTTCATCTAAAGGTTTATTAGTATCAAAAATTTTAGTTGCATTAGGCAATTTTACTTGTCCTTGTGAACTCCAAAAAGGATGTGGAACACCTTTTACATAAGTATTTGATAAATCAAATCCTGTTAATTTTTGTAATCTTTCTTTGTCTTCTTCTGTAAGTCCTGTATCATAAGTATTAGTTCTTACATTAATTAAAGCTTCTACTACTACAGGTCTAGCAAATGAATCTTTACCTGTTTTACCATGCCATTTTTTCTTTTCAATTGGTCTTACTTCTACTAATGCCATTTTTGTTTTAATTTAATTATTATTTAATTTTATTGTAAATTGTCTAGCCCTATTATTTAGAGCTAGACTATTTTACAAATATATGAAATTATTTTTTAATACATTCCATTTCTTCTAAGAATTAACTCACCACATCTAGTTACATCTTCTAAATGCAATCCAAAAGTTTCAGATACATGCATTTCATAATATTCACCAGAGTGAGCAGCTAATCCAGATTTGTTAGGTCCAAATGGTCCATAACCACCTGCTACATACCAGCTTGAGAAAGAGTTAGCTTTTTTCATAATAGAAAGGTTAGTTCCTCCATTCTCTCCTGAGAAGTCAATAAATGTAAATCTCATTGATTCTACTGGGAATCCAGTTACTGGGTCAATTTGTCTATTTAAAGATCTATCATCATAAAGTGGCATATGAACTAATTCAACTTCAATACCATTATGAGCAATATACTTAACAAATTGATAACCTGCTGCATATCCATTAGAAGTAATACTAGATCCTGCTTTTTGAATTGGAGAGAAGTTTGAGTTAGCAATTAACCAACCTCTTTTATCCATCAAATCTTGCATTGCTCTGTTGAAAATCAACATACCATACTCACCAGTAAATACTTTAATTTTTCTAGCACTAGATCCAATACCTGTTCTACCATAGAAAATATCCATTAGATATTCTTCAATTAGTTTAGCAGATAAATCTGAATAATAATGAATATGAGAATCTTCTAATTTTTCTTGTAAACCTGCAAAAGATCTTACTGGTCTACCATTAGCACCTTCTACTGTATTAGATGATCTATTATAAATAAGTGCAATTTCTTTTTCTCTAGCCCATTGTTTCCAGAAAGTAGCTTCAGCTAATTTAATCCAAGAATCATATAATTGACCATCTGGTCCTGGTACTTTTACAGCAAGAACTTCTTGTCCTGCATAATCAGTAATTTTATATTTCTTTCTGAATTTATTCATATGGTCTGTTAAACTCAAAGGCATTGAATATTGAGTAGAACCTGATTGTTCAGCAGCTTCTTCATATTCAGAGAATAATTTACCCCACTCTTGTCCTGGTTCTAGAAATACTCCTGGTAAAGATGCATTAAAATCATCATCTTTTAGTCTTACAGTATATACCCAACCTGTTCCATGTCTTTGAGGCTCTTCCATAATTCTACATTGGAATTTTTTAGGACCATTAAGAGGAGTAATAACATCACCTGCTACATACCAATTTTGATCTAATTTAATTCTAAAAGTAGTTCTACCTTTACCTAAAGATTTTTCTGCTGGTTCAATATTTTCAACCACAACTAGAGGTTTATTATCTGCACCTCTTAGTTGCCATTCCCAATCTAGTTGAGTAATGGTCTTTTCAGAACCCATATCAAATAGTAAAGATGATAAAGGGTTACTAGCATAAATGTTAGAAGCACTAAATAGTTGCTTCATAACACCCTCAAATGCATAAGGCTTAGCTGACAAATTAGCACCTAAGTGATTTAATTCTGTCATGTTCGCATGCCAAGGGAGTTGTTGTACAATTAACTTGTTTCCTAATGTTGCCATGTTTTAATTTAAATTTTATATTTGTTAGTCAAATAGGTCAGCTAAAGATTTACCTCCTGTCAATTGTGAACCTCTTGAAGCATTTGGTCTTAATCCTTTTCTGGACTCTAAAGTTTCTTTAATTCTTTTTGTTTCTGTGATTTTAGCTTTTTTCTCTAAATCACTCATATCAAAATCTGTAGCTAAGAGTTTTGCCAATAAAATCATTTTATTTGGATCTTGTACAGCTTCTGTGATAGCTTTTTGAAATCCTGTTACACTTCTACCAGATACTTCTTGGTCTTCTTTAGTAATAAAATTAAATAAATTTATTTTATCTTTAGAAGTGATTTTAAAACCTTTTACTTCTTGTGTTGTAGATAAGGTTTCTTTTACAGCATTTTTAAAATCTAATTTTGCTTGTTCTTGTTGCTTTTTATAAGCTTCTTGTTTTTCAACAAGTTTTCTAGCTTCTTTATCTGCTTTTTCTTTTAATTTTCCAAAGTACTTTTCAGCAGTAGTTTGTTTTTTATCAATTTTAGATAAATATTCTAATCTATCTTCAATTTCTTCTCTATCCCAACCTTCAGCTTTTAATTGATTTCTAATAATGTTATTTTGAAAATCTTCATCTTCAATATCACCATTTAAATCTATTGTATTTGAACTAAGAGTTTTAATAAAATCTTCAGTTCTACCACCATTCTTTTTAAATTTAATAAAAGCTTGAGCTTCTTCATCTAATTCTTGAGTAGCCCATTGTTGAATTCTAGCATTTACTTCTTCTTCATAATCTTGTTGTAATAGATCTTTAAAAGTATCTTCATCTAGATCTTCTACTTCTTCTTCTAACTCAATATTTCTAAATAATCCATAATTTTTAAATGAATTATATTGATCTAGATAATTAGTAGGTTCTTCATTTTTAGGTCTACCAGGTTTTCCTTTTTCAGGTTTATCACTTTCTTCAGATTCTTCTACAGTAGTAAAATTAGTAAAAGGGTTTTCATCAATAGTTTCTGAATCAGTTGAATCTTTATCTTTTTCTACATCTTCTTCAGAAGATTCTACTGGTTTATCTTTTTCTACTTGTTCTTGATATTGTTCTGCTTTAATACCAAAAAAATCTGTTTCATTTGGGTTAGCTTCCCAATTAAAAGTTGATAAGTCATTAAATGTACTTTCCATATTTATTTTGCAAATTTAAGATTAAATATTAATAATTCTAAATAATTTTTCTTTAGTTTAAAAATTTGTTCTAAATAGCTTTTTTATTTACTGCTATTTTTTGAATTAAGTTTTTGTTTATCTATTTTAAGTTTTTCATCTTTTTGTTCAAGTTCTTTAGCATCTTTTTCTAATTGATGTTGGAACTTAGCTTCTTCTAAAGCTTGTTTAGACATTTGAATTTGAGCATTTAAACCATGCTTAGCTACCTCAAGAACATCTGGAGTACCATCCTTATCCAAATCTTTGTCTTCATTGAATCCCATAGATAAAATAGTTTGTTTAACAATTTCAAGATCTTCTTTTCTGTCATATTCAAGGTTAATTTCATCAAGTTTATTTTGGTGTAATTCTCTATTAAATTCTCTTTCAAGTTCAGCATTTTGTTTTTCTAATTCCATTTTTTGTTTTTCCATAGCTTGTTCTCTTTCATTTCTATTTTGTTCAGCTACCATTAATAACTCTTCTGCTTCTTGTAAAGTATTAGCTTTATATATTTTAATAATATCAGATAATTCTGCTGTTTGATTTTGCATTGCTGCATGAGACAATTGTCTAACCATATCTAAAGCTTGTGCAGTTTTTGCTGAATTAGATACAAATAATCCAAATGTTGAAGAATCTAATAGCATTTCATCAATAGTTAACATATGTAATGACATATCATCTAGTATATAAGAAAGATTCTTTTTTGGGAATGTACTATAAGCTACTTTAGCTGTTTCTAATAAACTTTTTAATAAATGTCTTTTTACATTATTGTGAACATCAAATAAAGGTTCAATTACATTACTAGATTGTATAATTGTATTATTTGTATTAGATACAGATTGATCTGCTGAAATTTGACCTTCTAATTCTTCTGGAATACCTACAGCTCTACCACAAGATTTTTTAATATATTCTGAAAGTTCAATATATTTTTGAATATCAGATATTAAAGACATGTCAATTTCTTTTACAGCATTAGTAACATCTACACCTTGTCTTTTACCTTCTTCTGTAGGATCTAAATAACCAATATTAGAAGCTTTTAAATAATACATAAACTGTTTCATAGTCATACCTTGTGTTTTAGGTATAGCATTTAAGTTTATAAATAATTTTTTACCTTCATCAGATGCCATAAGTAATTCAATTCTATATTGAGTTACATTATATAAATATTGATATTGTTTCATTCTATCTACTAAAGAAGTAGGTTCAGAATTTAAATTATCAAACACAGCTCCAACATAAGATAATTTACAATCATATAAATTATCTAAATCTTTATATTGACCAGGAACTTCTCTTAATGATACATATTTAGGTTCACTAATTTTAATTTTATAACCTTCATATTTAAAAGGAATCCAATAAGTTTTAATAGAAATATCTCCAGCTTCTTTATTTAAAACGTAAGATTCATCTACTAATAATTCTTCAATTTCTCCTGATTCTTTATTTAAAGTTGTTACAATTTTAACTGGTTTTAATGATTTCCATTCTGCATGTAATACTGGTATTGTAAAACCATTAGCTCTCATACCTTCATTATTAAAAGTAAATGTACTATCTACTACTCCATATTTTGCATAAGATTCATAAATATCATCTATATCTTTATCAGATAATTCATCACTAAAATAAGAAATAATTTCTGAAGGAGTTAATCTAATTTCATGACATGCCCATTCTCCATCCTGTATATAATCTGAATCAGGGGATTTATCAAAATCAAATTTTAAAGGGTTAATTACTTTTAATACAGGTTCACCATTTATAATACCTACCCAACCTACTTCTACACCAGAGATTAATCCATGTTTCCATATTTTATTAGCTTTTTGAAAAAACTCTTCTTTTTGTATAAGATATTGTAAAATTTGATTTGCTTGTACTTCAGCAGGATCTTGATGTTCTCTCACCATATATTTTTTCAATTCTGGTGGAGTCATAGCTTTCATTTGTTCTTGAATTTTTTCCTGAATTTGTCTTTTTTCATCTCCAGTTAATTCTTTACCTTTAGATTCTTCCATAGCTTGTTGCTCTAATTGAGCTTGAATTGGAGCCATAATAGAATTATTTACCCAATTTTTAATACCATCAAAAAACTCTTTTTCTTTTCTTGAAGTAGCTTCATCATTAGTTGCTACAACTCTCCATTCAAAAGGTCTTTTCATTTCTAAACCTATTAAAGCTTTAACTTTACTAGATATAATATCTTTATTTGTGAAATCTGCTGGTAATTCACCAAACTCTTCACCAAATGGTTTTGTAATATATTCAAAATCCATTTTATTAATTATGTTATTAAATAAATCATAATTAATTTTCATTCTTCTATATTGAGATCCTCTTCCTGTAGCATCAAATAAAACACCACCTTCAGAATTACTAAAACTAAAGCTAGATCTATTAATATTACCTAGAGCTATTCTATCAAACAAATCTAATTGATCTTTATACCAAGCTTTATTATTGGCATTTTTTTCTTCTCTAGTTAATCTCTGTTTTTTACTTTCTCTTCTTCTTTGTTCATTCATCTTCTATACATTTGACTCATAAATTCTACAATTTCTTTTACTTTGGGGTTTTCTTTCTCTTGATCATATTCTTCTTGTAAACCTTCTTCTTGTACAGAAAACATACACATCATAAAAGCCATAACCCTGTCAAAGTTATCTTTCATATTAAAAGTTATTAATTCTTCTAATAAACCTTTAGAATATATAGTTTCTAAATTTAGAATAGGATCTCCATTTTCATCATAATCTCTTACTTGTAATAACCAATCTTTTATATATTTTGCACCATCTTTTTTTAATTGTTCATTCATATGTATACCATATACTCTAGCTACAGTTGAATTTTTAATTGATTTAGATATTACAGCATCTGGTTGTACAGCTAAATAATGTAATGATTTTTGTAATCTAAAATAATTTTTAACATGGCTTACCATATTTTCATGCATTACTTCTGCATTATATAATTTACCTAGTTGTAATGCTATTTTATTTACATCATCAGCTTCTTGCATTCTACCTACATATTCTGCTACAATAGTGTTATTATTATATGAACCTTTAAGATTACCTTTATACACATAAATAGCTGCTAATGAAGTACCTATATCCTGAGCATAAGGGTCAAATCCTATTTTATATAAACCTCTTGGTGCATTATCTACAGGATATTCATATATAACTACTGCACCTGTTAAATCTTTTTCTTTTGGTTTTTGATTTAAAATAGGTTTTAATTCATCTTTTAAATCAGGGATTGCTTTAACAATTCCATTAACTTCTAATAAAGTTACTGGTTGACCTTTAATTAAATTTAAATTATGAGCTTCTACTTTATTTAATTGATTTCTTAATTCAATAGTAGGAAATATATTAGAAGATACTGTTAAAAAAGCTTCAGATGGACATAATGCAAATTCTTGTACGTGTTGTTGAATTGCTAATGAAGAATTTGAATTTTTAATAATTCTAGCTCTTCTATCCATTTCAAATTTTGTAGCTGCTTCTATATCAGAGTTTCCTTGTTCATCATAAAAACCTTCTAAATTCCAAGTAACTGGGTGAAAAAACCCACAATAAGTATTACTTGCATTATCATCCCATATATTCTGGAATGGCATTAACCCATGTGCTTCAGGATGATAAAACATTTCTGCAAAATCTACTGTACCTGAATCCATATCACCACCTGTTCCAAATATAATAATCTGTCCTGTGATGTATGCACCTGATGTTAATGCAGGATAAATAGCTGAGTATGAAGCTAATAAGTTTGGAAAAGCACCAGCTTCTTCTAATAAAACTATTACAGCATCTTTACCCCTAGCTGCATCTGGATTATCTTTAAATGTTAAAGCAAATATTTCTGATTGGTAACCTGCTTCTACTTTTCTACCATTTACATAAGTCATGTAAGAAGCTTTTTTATGCTCTTGTTTATCTACATAATCTCTAGATTTAGCCCAAGCTGTATGTTCATTTAAGAAGTTTAAATAGTCACTAGCCATACCCATAGTTCCTTTTGGATATAAGAACTTTTTATCAGCAGCACCTATAATAATTTGAGCTTTTCTTTGTGTGTTATAAATATTAGCACAAATAGCTCCATCTTTAAATGAGTAACCTTTTCTTCTAGATTTACCTACAATCATATGATTACCACCATCTACATAATCTAAATGAGGTTTAACTCTTAATTGTAATCTATCTAATATTTTAATAGATATTTCATCTCTTAAACTTTTAATTTTTAAATACTCAGGATCATTTTTAACTTTTTCACCTTGAGTATTAACCATATTATTTAATATATTTTGGAATTCTCTAAATTCAGCTCTTTCTTTTGGAGTACTTGGAACTATAGAATCTGGATTATATAACCCATTTCTAGCTATTTCTAATGACCAAAAATAATCATAATCTCCATCCCAAAAGTCAGGTTGTCTAGTTATTTTTTTAGCTGATTTAGAATTAACACTTGTTTCTGTTAATTGTATTTGTGTAAAATTTAAATAAAAATAATGATGTCCTGTAATTTTATGATTACCTACTTGATAGCCTTCAATACATCTTCTTAATTGTTCTTCCCAATAATTAAACCAATCTTGAGTATTTGGTAAAGCTTCACAGTAATAACCATTTTTAATAAAT